ACCACCATGTGTAATAATGTCTCCAAAATTTTAATATAAGTTATATATAAACAAATGTCTGCGGCTTTGATTGAATTGGTCAGCCGAGGGGTCCAGGACACGTATACAACGTCTCAACCCGAGGTCAGTTTTTTTAGGCAAAACTACAAACGTTATACGAACTTTGCGATTAAGCCCGAACGTCTTGACTATATCGGCACTTTCGGCTCTAACAACGAGGTGACTATCCCTATTCGCAGCAAGGGTGACTTGTTATCCTACGTGTGGATCGAAGCGGCGGACATCGGTGATACGACTGGGGGGACTACCGGATTTTTTAGCAAAGGCGATGAACCGACGGAATTCTCCCTTTGGATTGGTGGTCAAGAGGTGTGCCGCCTTGATTCTTTGTACATCCAGGGTGTGCACAACTTGCTCTACCGCCCCGACGGTGCGAAGAGCAGCATGGCGGTGACGACGACCGACGTCAAGCCGAACGCCGTTGGATACTCCGGGTCCAAGGCGGGACACTACCTCATTCCGTTCTTCTTCTCTGAAGACTGGACCAAGTGTTTGCCCCTCGTCGCCCTCGCGAATCACCAGGTGGAAATCCGCGTCAAGTGCCGCGCGAACTTCACCCCGAGTGAAACCCCGAAGGTGTACGCCAACTTCATCTTCTGCGACACGGAAGAGCGTGAATTCTTCGTGAAGAATGAGCAAAAGCTTCTCATTAACCAGGTGCAATACCAACCGATGAGCGCCACCGATACGGAAGTGGACCTCACCTATTTCAACCACCCGACCCGTGCGGTCCACGTGGTGTGCTCTAAGAACGATGGCGCCAACTGGGCGGCGAACTACAGCTTCGCCGAAAGCACGTTGTACATCAACGGCACCCCGTTGTTCGACGCTACATCGAATGTCTACCACCACACGATTGTCCCGGAAATGCACACGACATCTCTCCCGGATGACGTGTTGGACAGCGCCGCGTTGTACACGTGGCCGTTCGCTCTCACCCTCAACAAGACTCAAATGACGGGGAGCCTTAACTTTTCTCGCATCGATACCGCGCGTCTCAAGCTGAAGTCGCCGTCAGGTGGTGCGAGCTCTATTTTGCGCGCGTACGGTGTTAACATGAACGTGTTGCGCATCATGGATGGCATGGGTGGTGTCGCTTTTGGAAACTAATATCTTCATTATATATTAAAAAATGGTTATCATTCCATTTATTCTATTTGTGGTCATGATTTACAAAGATGTCATGAATAGAAATAAATACTTTTCAGAAATAAAAGAATATATTCCAAAGTTTACAAATATTTTAGACTTTGGTGCGGGTCGTTGTGAACTCAGTACATACCTGAAAAATCGCAACTACGTGACGAGTGTGGACATTTACAGGGGATGTAAAGATGCCCATGTCTACGATGGATATACCCTACCGTATGATGATGATAGTTTTGATGTCGTCGTGTGTATGTTTGTACTCCATCACATACCACATCATAAAAAAATAATAGAAGAACTGAAACGTGTGTGTGCGAAAAGAATTATTATTATTGAAGACATGCCACAAACATTTTATCAGTATCTTATTTCAAAGCTGCACTACCTTTTTTTCCGTCAACCTATGAATACTATTGAAAATATGCACGACCCACAGACATGGTGTAATCTTCTAGAAGAGAGGGGGACGTGTACAATTAAACAATTGAAATCCCACTCATTTATAAATCCAACACCACATTTTCTTATTGTTAAGGATTTTCATATGAAGAAATGGTAAACGCGTCATTATTCGACATGCTGACGATCCGCATAGGTATCACCGACGATACGACCCCCGCCGACCTTGACAGCTACTTCACGCGTGTGTGGCACAACCAACGGCAGGTGGTGCTTGTCATAGACACGACGCAGTGCTCACGAATCACCCTAGGTAAAGCGCTCACCATGCGACGCGTGCTCAACAAGCACCGCGCGAACACGCGAAAGTTTGTAGATCATAGCGAGGTTTTGGTGAAGGGTGCCCTTGTGAAGCGTATACTCCAAATTGCGGTACGTATTATAAGAACAGATAGACCTGTTAAAATTTCAAGAGTGTAATGCCCATAAGAGGCGTTCGAGTCTAATTTCATCGCACGCGCACTCGTCCGAATACCCCTCATCCCTCTGAAGGTGGCACGTGTCGCAACGAATGTCCTCAACCTCATAATCGGGGAGAAAACCATCCTTCTTGAGGAGGTCAGCGAGGGCCACTTTGACGTGGACGTCCACCCCCTTGAGGAGGTCTTTCGCCGCCTTGGTGCACGTCTTCACGTATGGGTGTTTCACGAGCACGAACGCTTTCATGGTGTGTTTATTGTTTGGGCGGTCCATCGCCAGAAGTTCTTTCGTGCGCAGCTGTATCTTCATCTCCGTATCCATGAGTTCTTCGAGGCGGGCACACTTCCCCGTCTCTAAAAATTCATCGACGATGTCCACCGAACTTTGTCCAACCCCTTGGAGATTCGCAATGTCAGCGCCACACGTGATTTTCTTCAGGGACTTGATGGAGTCAGCAACGCGTGCGAACGAGGCGGCGCGCCCTTCGTCGTCGTGCGCCGCGTAAGCCTCGCTGAGATTTTCAAAAAGTTGTACGATGTCCTTCATGATGATATGATGTGTGTCTGTGTATCTCATGTCTGGGGGGATTATTGTAAAAAAAATTATAGACTTTAATATAAGTATGACCCCCCTGTCAGACACCCAAATCATGGCAAAGGTCCGACAATTGCGCGTGCGTCACGGAAAGACCTACGCACCTTTGCGTTATTTCAGAGGTCTGACGACCCTTCGTGATGTCGAACGACGGTATCTCAAAATGTTAAAGAAAACCTACACCCCTTTCCCTACCGATAAGGGGAAGAAGGTGCGCACATCTTCATACACCAGAAAATTTAGAAAGATGTATGGAGATGATGTGAAAACATTACCTCAAATCGCAAAAGCTACGGGTATCCCACTAGGTACCTTACGAACAGTCTATAACAGAGGTCTCGCCGCGTGGCGCACGGGACACCGTCCAGGGGCCTCCCCTCAACAGTGGGCGTACGCGCGCGTACACAGCTATGCTACAAAGGGCAAGACGTGGTACACGGCTGACAAAAATCTACACACAAAGGCTCTTTAAGAAAATTAAATTCATGGACGTATTTGCTTGGTGAGTAATTTTTTTTGTTTATTCAGGTAATTATTAATTTGTTTGTTTCCCTCTCGAATCATGTTTTGAAGTTGTCGAAGTTTCGCGTTATTTTTTTGAGCAATTTCATTCATCAACTCTTTATCAGTCTTGTAGCGCCTGGACCTTTTTGTCTTCTTCACTGGAGTCGTCACACTGAGTCCAAGTTCTTTAGCCTTTTTACGCAAGTTCATTTATATATACGCGATAAAATAATGTGCGTAAAAATTAAGTGTACATGGCAACTTCATTATGGGACATCTTACCTCTCGAACTTCAGGAGATAATACTAGAAAAATCAGTAGAATTATGTCGTGAAGACTACATAAATGCTGGTATAGCAAAGCATAACCGGGCGAAAAAGAAACAGGGTCGGGGTCTGCTCACCACGGACATGATTCGCTACATACAATCCGGAACGGACGCGATGGAACTGATTAACTGGGCGTTCGAGACAGAGGTGCGCGAACTCGAACTCCTCGTAGACCCACCCGTGCACCTCCTGAACCGGGTCTATGATTACGATTACGCCGAATACTACGATGAATTTTTAAACAGAGCCATTGCGTACATAGAAAACCCAGAACACCGAGATGAATGGATTGTCCCAACGGAAGATTGCTGGTTGACCATGTTTACAAAGTTGAATGATTTTCATCGTAAACATGGACATCTGAACACACTCGATTATGACCCAAAATTGTACCTGTGGCTGGAACACCAAAAAGATAGAGATACCCACCTGTCGCGAGAACGACGACACTCTTTACAAACGCTCGGTGTAAGGTTGTCACCTGTGAGACGATGAAATCCAAACACCATTTTGGAGAGTCTTCAAAGCCCTGGGTGCGATTAGGTCGTGCATATTATAGATGATAATAATATATGCTATACAAACTTAAAATAGACAATTTCCCTAAAATGAACAGGGGGATGAGAGCGACGCAAGATATATTCCCAGGGGATGTTCTCGTAAAACTTCCACTCGACATGTGCATCGTAGTCGATGCATCTACCAAAAAACCTCAAGATGTGCGTGTAACTTATGAAAATTGGCAAAACATGGATTATTTTGAAAAAATTGCAACAATTATGATACTTGAATATGAACTTGGTCGAGAAAGTAAACACTACGTGTACCTACGAAGTTTTCAAAAAAATATGAATCTCATAGACAC